ATATGATTTCTTCATCTGATTCTATGTAAACTGATAAATCTGATTTTAATACTTTCAAGTCAAATGGTTTAGTTTCATAAATCTTTGCATCTGCTTTTCCACCATAGTATTCCCATTTTTGTCTGTATAATATTTTGTAATCACTTTTTGCTTTATACATAAGTAATTCAAAATTAGATTTGGTGTCTAGATATTTTGTGTATAGTTCTTGATTTTTTAAAGATTCTGTATCAAGTCTTTCATCATTTACTTTCAAGTCATTTGCGACTTGAACTTTTAGCTCATCTAAGGTCATGTTCACTCCTTATCATTATATTGTTTAATTATTTATAGTGTTTTTATTTCGTATATTTTGTATTTAAATGTTACTTCTGCAGTTAAGTATTCAACATCAGTTTGATTTTGTGAATAGTCTAAACTACTTAAGCTTGTAGGAAAACAATCCTCAAAACGACACTCTACGACAGGGTTGTTTTTGTTAGATAATACAGTTAAGATTGAATCACTAAACATAGGTGAATCAGATGTTATTGGTTTTACATCACCTATATCACCACTTGTGCCAACAGTTGCTTTTGGTAAATTGGATGTGGCACTTCTATGTGTTTTAAACTGTTCTCTATTTTTTGGAAACCCTAAAGATGCTAACCAGTTATGTATCTCAATATAATTTTCTAAATTTTCATCAACAATAAAAGTAATATTTAAATCATCATAAGTTAATTTTTCACCTGGTAGTGGTATGTCTTTTAGAGGTGTGGCGTAAGTTGCATCTCCTAGTGTTATACCTGGTACATTAGCAGATACAGTAAAGTATTGAACTTTAGGTAATTGATTTATTAGAAAACGAAACTGTGTAGGACTTGAATAGTCTAACTTAGTGGGTTGTCTGTTTAGTGGTGATGTTTCTGTTACCATAGTGTACTATTTATAATAAAAGAAAGGGGTAGACATCTCTAACCCCTTTCTCAAATACTATTTATAAAGTAGTATTATTTTTTAGCTGAACGAAGACCTAAGTCTACATTACCAGCATCTTGTAGAACATCGCCCGCAAAAGGTGTACCTTCGTAACCAACTTCCTTATTGATTCTAGAAGCTATTGCTCTTTCCTCATCAGTTGCGAAATGTTCATCCCAAGCAGCTAGTCTTTTTCTCATATACCAATGCCAGATTGGTGGTACGAGTGCTATAAAGAATACTACAAAATAACCCCAACCTGTGTTAGGACATCCGACATTTTCTAGTTCCCAGAAATGAGTTTCTCCTCTATCGTGATGGTCAGCTTGTCTGCCGATTTCGATAAAGAACCACGCTGTGAACGCAGTTGAGTTATCCCAGTTATGTCTGTAGTCTATAGGTTGGTCTTTAACACGAATTAGACCATAGTGCTCTAAGTAGTTAAGTGCTTCTAGTTCAAAGTTTGAGATAACCCAAATTGTTGCTAGACAAGCCATACCTACCCAACCACCTGCCATGAAGAATAATGTAACTGTTGGAACAGCCATTAAGTATCCACGAATCCAGCGGTTTTGCCAAGAAATGAAGTTTACACCCATTCTTGAAAGTCTTTCTTTTTCCATGTTGTATAAAAATTTAGATTGACCTAGATATGATAGTGGATAGTGACCATAGATTGTTCTACCACGAGGTGCAGTAGCTGGGTCATCTTCACTAGCAAGTTCTAGATGATGATTGTATACATGTGCGTAACAGAAATGTGCTGAACCAGAAAGTGCCATCATCATTCTTGAAATTGTAAATCCAAATCCTTTAGTATGAGATAACTCATGACCATAAATGATTCCGATTCCAATAAAGATACCAGATGATAGTGTTGCACCGATAAGGTTAAGACCTGTTATACCTTCATGCATTACTAGTAGGCCAGGAATGATTTCCATAATTACCGCACCTTCTGCTCCACCTAGAGACATGTAAGAGAAAACTCTCCAAGCCATGACTAGTTGAAATAGTACGAATACAGGTAACATGAAATACATTGTTAAGTTTTGGAAAGTTGGCCAACCTAAAGTGTCGCCATTTTCATCAAACCCAACGCCTGTTGTTTCGAATTTAGTAGCGATATCTACTAACAGACCTACGAATAGTAAAACTACTCCAAGCCATGCCATGATACCACCTACTAATACACCAGCAGCAGCAACGATAATTAGAATCGGAGCTAGTAGATAGCGTATATTAAGTAATAATTGTCCCATTTTCTTATTTCCTCCCAAGAAGAATGGATTACTGTGCCCCCTATGGGCTTACAACAAACTAGACAAAGTGTCGCAAGGAACCTTTTGTCAAAGGGGGAACGACAGGCGTTCTAGTTTGTCAATGATAGTATTTAGTAGTAATAAAACCCTAACATTTACTTTTTATTCAATAAAATCAATATGTTAGTTTATTAGTAGATACTAATTTAGTATTATTACTATTGATACCACTATATCAGGTGGTACATACTTTGTCAAGTATTTGTTATGGACAAATAGTAAATATAAGAGATTACTAATATACACCCAAATATCCATATTATATTTGTGGATTATATCTTAATATTGTAGTTTTGTCAAGCGTGAAAGTAATGTTAAATGTTAATGAAGTTTTTATTATTCTCACTATGCCTAAAATAAATATTTTTGCATGTTATCAAAATCAATAAAATATCCATTATTTTCGGTTAAACAATCAGATTCTCACAGAGAGGACAAACAAGCTCAAAATTTAAGATTTAAAGTCTTTAGCACAGAATTGGATGCTAGGTCTAGAATTTCTGGTTTGTTTAAAAAACGAGAAGTAGATGAATATGATGATAAAGCAAAACACATAATTGTAAAAGTTAAAGAATCTTTTTGGCAACCTGAAAAAGTTATAGGTGCATATCGTTTATTAGAGTATAATAATAAAGAATCATTAGATGAATCCTATTCTGCACAAATGGGTTTTGATTTAGATTTATTGAGAACAACAGATTATAATAATTTTTTAGAGTTAGGTCGCACATGTATTTTGCCCAAATATAGAAAATCTCCAGCATTAAAACTTTTATGGAAAGCTTTATATAATTATATTGTATCAAATAATATTGATGTTCTATTTGGGTGTGCAAGTTTTTGGACTATAAATCCTGGTGAAATTGTTAATGAATTGTCATACTTAAAAAAATATCACTTAATGGACGAAGACATTATGGTTTTTCCTACAGGAAGAAGATATAAAATTGCACCTATGAACTCGCATTGTAATTTGCCTGAAAATATTTTTAGAAAATTACCATCTTTAATTAAGGCATATATTGGTGTGGGTGCTAAGTTTGGTGATGGTGCTGTAATAGATTATTCTTTTAAATCAATAGATGTGTTTACTTATGTGGACTGTCATTCTTTTGATGAAAGAATAAAAAAATATTATGGGCGAAAATAATGTAAATTTTATTATGAATATGGGTATAAAAATAGCCCACAAAATAATATCAATAAAAAACATTTCAATTTTTTCTTTTAAAATTATTATCTCCTCATTTTTGCTAAATCTTTCATGTGAATATTTAGAGGAAATAAAAAGGGGCTCCGAAGAGCCCCGATTCATTTGGATAAAGAAACAATCTTACATTAAGTTTGTTACTTTAACGCGTCTGTAGTATTTGTTAGTATTTGCAGATATTGTTGTTGATTCTGCTGTACCAGCTGATATCACTCCTGTATGGAATGGGTTAGCAGCAATACCGTAACGAGTTTTGAATCCAATTTTTGGTTGGAAAGTATCCTCACCTACCGCACGAACCATTTGTAGTGGTACATATGGGCAGTAGAAAATACCAGCATCGTATGGTGATGTACCTTTATATCCTACAACATAGTATTGTGAAGCAGCGACATTAGCAGCATATGGGTCAACATACACTTTGAATCTACCATTCATAACACCAGCGAATGTTGTAGATGTATCATCAACATTTAAGTTGTTGTTTAGAGCAGGTGTGTAATCTAATACTCCAGCCATTTGTAACGCAGACGCTACATCAGCAGAACATATGATTATGTTACCTTTTCCTCTACGAGTTTGTTGTCCAACAGCGTTAGCATCTCTTTCAAGTGCAAACATTAAACCTTTGAACTTCTCAACACTCCAACGACCATTTGAATCAGTATCTAAATCAAATATACCAGCAGTTGTTGTGTTTACTTGAGCACCTTTAACAGCAGAAACATAAATGTCTCTAACTACTTCACGGTTAATCTCAGCAAGAATCTCACCAGATAAAATGTTAGCAAGTTCTGTCTCAGCATCTAAACCATGAATTGCTTTAAGGTCTTGAGCAAGTTCCATTGTATACTCAGCTTTTAGAGCACGAGTAACAGCGGTTACTGTTGTTTTTTCAATACTAAACGCCATTTCAGCGAAAGCGTTACCAGATGAATCACCTAGAGCTTCACCTTGTGCTGTACTCATACCAGTTGGTGATAAGTATGTACCAGCAGATGGGCTATCGTTTAGTGTTGCAGGGTTTGAACCTGTCATAGCAGATGATGTTAGGTCCCCAGCTGCGTCATCATTAGAGAAACCAGAATCAGCTTCATCTCCGAGTGCTTCAGCACCGTCCATAGAAGCGAATCTTGCTCTCATAGCGAAGATTAAGCCAGTAGGTCCTGTCATTGGTTGTACACCGCAGACATCATATGCTATTAAGTTAGGCATTGAGCGTCTAACTAAAGATATTAGAATTGGGTCCCAGTTCTCAACATCTCCACCAGTTTTGTTAGTTGGAGCTGCTTCTGAAAGGAAGTTCCTGTCTTCTTTAATAGCTTTTTCTTGGTTTTCAAGAATTACTGTAGTTACTGCCCTTTTGTATGCATCATCAATTTTTGGTAAATCAGGATGTGCAAGGACTGGCGACCACTTTTCTTGAAGACTTTCTGTTTGAAACATATGTTTTCTCCTATTATTTTATAATTTACTTAGTTGCACCCGTGTCAAAACCTTTTCCATGATTGCTTATAGCTTTCGTATACGCAGCCATAGAATCCGTCATGTCAATGTCCTGTGCAGGGCCAGTTTCTACATTATCTATTGTCTCAGTAGCTTCCTTTTTAACTTTAGGGAAATAACTTTCCTTTAAAGTATCAAGTTTACCTTTGAAGCTTTCTTCATCTTCGAAGTCTACATCTTGGGTTAGCTCTTTGAACTTTTCAATCTCTGTGTCAGCTAAATCAGAAGTTGATTCTGAAATAACTTTATTACGAGTTAGTTCATCATTCGACTTTTTAAAGTTGATTGATTCTTCTAAAGTTTTATTAACTTTCTCTTCTAACTCAGCAATCTTGTCTGATTGTGCTTGAAGTACATCATATTTTTCATCAGGGATGTCTACATAATGGTCTTCAAACAGCTGTTTTAGTCCAGCTATGAAGTCTTCAGCGATTTCGCCTTTTAGACCTCTTTCTACAGCTAGTTCATTTTCTTTCATCCACTCTTCTACAACATAGTTTAGATATGTGTCTACTTTTTCTGTTAAATCAGCTTTAACAGACTTAGTAGCTTCTTCTAACTCATTGTCATAGTTTTCTTGAAGTCTTGTGACTTCATCGCGAACTTTAGATTTAACTGCAGATTCAAAAACTGTAGCAGCTTTCTTTTTGAAATCATCTGACAAGTCACCTTCTCCACTCATAAGAGCTTCAACATGTTCTTGTACATTGATTTCTTTAATTCTTTGTTCTACAGCTTCTTTTTTCAATGCTTCTTTTTCTGATTCTTCATGAGACATTTCTTTTGCCATCATTTCTTTCATTTTATTATACATTGACATGACCATTTTTTTGTCCATTTCTTTCATTTCTGTTTCCATGTCTTTCATAGCTTTAATCATTTCCATTTTAGACATTTCACCGTGCATACCTTCTTTTTTATCATCATGCATGCCTTCATCAGTTTGTTCTTTTTCAGAAATAGTTTCTTGGTCATCTTTCATTTCGACTTCATCTCCAGCTGCTAAAGATTTAGCAACTTTCTTTTCGCCGTCATTTGGTGTATCCATAGAATCAGGTTTACCTTCTTTCTTCTGAGCAGCATCACCTGAAGCCTCTTTCGCTTTTTTACCAGCTTGAGTGCCAGGGCCAGATGCTTGTGTTGGTGATGTAACAGCTGGGCCCATATCTTGTACTTCCCCACCTGGTGTTACACTTGAAGCATCAGAAGCTTTTAATGCAGGTTCCGCAGGTGCGGCACCTTTTTTTGGAGCGTCTGCCGATTGCTCTTCGAGCTCACTTAGGACTTCTGCCTCTAATTCCTCAATAGTTTTTTCGATTTCATTAGCCATCGGATAATCTCCTAATGTGTTGTTTAATTTAATCCTATATTAGTCATTATTTATACATTACAACATTTTCAAGAATTTTGCAAACTCTATATTCTGTTCTAACGCTTGTTTTTTCCGAATTTTAGTATTAATCCTTTCTTTCATCTCTACTAAATCCGCCTCCAATAATGCTCCATGTGTCCAAACCCACTCTTTACCTTCCATGATACCTTCTACGAAAGCACTTGGAGCTGAAGGGTCGGAAACAATATCAGCAGCTGTAGCGAGATAAAAATCATCTCGCACATAGTTCGCACCATTTTTTTGTTCTAAACTTCCCATTCCTCTTGAAGAAACACCAAGTTTAGCACCCTCATCCATGAGAGACTTAACGATATTACCCATAGGTGTTGATAATACTTTAGCTTCACCTACAAAATTTTTACCGTCTGGGTATAGTGCTGTTATCATGTGAGAAGCTCTTTCTAAGTTTACTGTTGGACCTTCTGGGTGTCCTAGTTCACCATAAGCTCTTTTCTCATTGATAAATTCTTTGTTGTATCTTTTAACTTCTTTTTGAAGTATTTCCATAGGATACACACGGCCGTTTTTGTTTTTGATATCAGCCTGCATAAAGATACCTTTTATCTTGTAATTTTTTTTACCGTCTTCGTTTTGTTCAGTAATATACTCTACATCTTGTAAAGTTGATTCTGACATTAATTTTACTTTATTCATATCTCTTAACTTGTAAAGTTCTCATCTTTGACTAGTTCAATAATAACTGAACCAGATGTTCCAAAGCAACTCATCTCTAAATCACCAGATGTTGCCGATGTGTTTGTTGCATTTGATTTAATTAATCCAGCAGTGCCATCATAATGTCCTGTACCAGCAAGTCTAATTGCAACTGTGTCAGCTGAAGCACCTTTAAATTGAATGTCCACATGACCAGTATTATCATCAGCAGTTCCTTGAACTAGCTGCCACCATATTTTCTTAATATCTAATTCC